GCCACGAACACGGCACTCGCAAGCACCAGCGAGAAGTCGCAGAAAATATCCAGTGCGGTTTGGTTTGTAACCGCAGTGCCGCCAAGGATAGCATTACCCGAAGCAATAGAGTTCAACTCCCCTGTCATTAGCGAGGTCCAAGTGAAGCCGACACCAGAGCCAGCGATCCATTTTTCTGTTGCCATCAGACGAGCCCCGCGTTTGCCGCATCCGAGATTGAGAGATTGCCCGGACCTTGCGGGCCATAAGTCGGATAGCCGTTCACGGAACACCAATCGACATTGCTGGGCGTATCGAATTGCGTCGTTAGCGTTACGAGATTGGCCCGCGTTTGTGTTGCCGCACCGAACGTCGATAGCAACGTTGATCGCGTTGCCGTGCCCACTGACCCATCGGTCGTGCCAAGCATGAAGATATCGCGCACGTTCTGCCTCTGTACGTCGGTCAATGCCGCCCACTCCGCCGCCACCAAACAATTGTAAAGCTTGTATGTCGGGATGAGCATCGGCTGCGCCGCGGGCGCGACCTTCCAACCATTGATGGTCGTGACTTTCTGCTGCGTGCTCCATGCCGGATTAAGCCCGGTGCCGACAACGCCCGGCGGCGGTTGTGTCGGATTATTCCATGCCGCTATGAGCACATCATAATAAGCCATTTATCCGACTCCAAATGTAGCCGTCGGCGGCGAGATGATCATCGGCGCATCCGGCTTTGGCTTGACGCGCAATTTTGGCGGCTCGGTCTTGATGCAAAGCGCGGCCTCATCATGCACAACCTCGCGGCCTTGCGCTGACTGTTTTTCTTCCATGGTTAACCCGCGAGATTGAAGATGCCCGTCGCGGCCGGCGTGATGGTAAGCGTGTTGTTGATCGTCAAGTTGAACTGCGCCGTCGACAATTGGCTGTAGCACACCAATTTGCGCGCGATGGCCGAAGCGCCCGAGGCCCAGATCACCGCGAACTTGATGTTCGATATGGTGCCGCCTGTTCCTGTCCACACCGTCGCCGCCGCGTTGAAGCGCATCTGCCCACCCGATGCGCCTGCGGTCCACGTTTTCGACGCCAATGCCTTGCCCGATGACGAATAGCCGTTTGCCTCGGTCACTTCGCTGGTCACGCTCGATATGATCGACAGCGTTGCCGTCGCGGCATTCGATGCCGAGGTATAGAGGGCAATACGGAAATTGCCGCTCCCGAGATTGATCGGGAATGCTTGCCCGAGATTACGTTTGAAACGATTATAAAAGGTCCACGCACCGACTGCCATGTTATGTCTCCTCTATCTCCAGTTCCGCGCCAGTGCGGATGATGGTCGCGATAAGTCCTGGCCCGTGCACGTTCAACTGAAACAACTCGCCACGTTCCTTAACGAGCTGAAGGAAATCTTCGGCCTGTTTGGCTTGCCACACCGAGCAGACAAACCGTTGCGCCAAATCATCCCGACCCTTGGGCCGACACCACACACTCATGGTCTTTTCGTTGTTGTTTTCCGCCTGCTCGTAAGCATGATGGTCGCCATCAAGCCAGCAGGAATCGAGGCCGAATATCTCGAGCCGCTGAAAGCCGAGCATCCGCATCAGCGATATGGCGCGCATCGAAACGGTAACGCCGATGGTGATCGGGTTGATGCGCTTGAAGTAATAGTCCTCCAGCAGCTTGATTTCATCGTCGCCTGCACTCAGCGCGTGCCAGATCGTGACAATGCGGTCGCGGCATATTTCAAAGGTTTTCGGATGGCACTGCGAGGCCAGCAGATAATGGCAATCATGCACCGGCGTCTCGACAAACCGCGCATTGAATTCGCGCGCGTCCATGACCACCGCGGCGTGTACGCGAATATTACGATCGATGCACCATTGATAGGCGCCGTTGACGGTGAACACCTTGCCGCCGGTGCGCCAGATTGTTTCGACCAGCTCCTTCTCGGTTGTCTTGAGCGATGGCCCGCCCGCCACCAGGATGGCTACGTCCGGATTGGGATCGTAAGGCATCGCCTGCGGCAGACCGCGCCGGATATTCTCCGCAACCTGCGCCAGCAATTGCTCGTCCGTTACATTGACCCGACAGTCGGGTGAGAACGATATTTCAAGAACTTTCTTCGGATCAAAGGTGACGTGCGTTTGTGCTGCGTCGTGCCGGCCGCGGCCGCTCATCGGTTCACCACGTACAGACCCGTTCCGCACAAGTCGCGCGCTTCGGTCAATGTACCAAGCGTTGCAATCCGATCGCGCCACCACGCAAAAGTCTGCACGGTGAGGTGGAGCGGCTTGCCGATGAACTTGCCGAACCCGTCGTCATGCAAGGCAATCTGCAGCCATGTCGTCCGGCAGGCCTTGATGATGCGGTCGAGCGCAAGCATGGTATATTCCGGCGGCAGATGTTCCATCACATCGCAGCAGAAGCCGTAGTCCCACCCGCGTTTATTGCCCCAATCGTCCCACAACGCGCATTGGATGAAGCGCGTCCGATTGATCTGCGGATCAAGCGCGGCGTCCGTCAGATCCAGCCAGGACACGCGAAAACCAAGGTTGGCGAATTTCATGCCGGCCACACCGCCCCCGCAGCCAATATCAATGAGGCTCGCCATGGCAATCGGCTCGAGTACCTCGATGAAGCGCTCGACGTTTTCCAGGCCAGGCGAGTAATTCTTGTACTCCTGATAGCCCCAGATTTCCTCATACTTGTGTCGTTCCGGCGCAGTGCTGTCGGCAATATGCAACATCCCTCAACATCTCCTGAAAGCAAAGGCCCCGATGTCCTCGCGCCCGGCACTCGTTTCCATGTTGCTACTGCCGGCCAGAACAAAACCGAGGCCGCGCATGATGCCGATCAGGCCGCGCCGCGTGAAATACCAGCAGTGCTCATCCTTGCGGTAATGTTTCGATCTCAGGACATGCTCGGCATCGCGGAATATTGGTACTGATAGAAACAACCATCGTGATGCTCGGGACAATAATGGGCGGAAGTCATGGATATGTTCGAGCACATCCCACATCGATATGGCCGAGACCGTCGCGTCGAGATCGCACCACAGCTCACGTTCTTTCAGCCATGCAATGCCCGCCGGATTGATATCGAAGCCGAGTGTCGAGCGATGACAGATTGCATTGCGTCTTTCAACGAATGCGCCGGAACCGATACCGACATCAACCAGCCCGCCGCGATGATATTGCGCCACGAACCGCACCCGGCCAGCCATCAGGTTGCGGCCGATCGGGCTGTCGGCCTGCTTGGCGAAGCGATCGAAATAGGCTTGGTCATAAGGACATTCCGTCACATTGAAATAGCCGATGCCAAGCTCGGGGAACCATTGCAGATGTTTGCCGGCGACGGTGTCGTAAAGCGTCGGTCGAGGAAACGGCAGAACTGTTGCATCAGGTCGGGGATCGCCTTGTTGCAGTTGTGCCGCATGTTCGTGCATTGGCAGAAATCCTTCGGAGTTGCGAATCCGATGCGCGAGCAATCAAGACGCGGATCGAGCACTCTCACAGGCGCGTTATGTCCGCCCTGGCCACCGAGCACGACAAAGCAATGCTTCCTGAGGGCGATTGCCGCCGGGATGATAAAACCCATGCCGCCGATAATGATGTCGGACCCCGCCAGCAGCGCCAGCATATCCATCACCGGCAATTCGCCATGGATGAACTCGCTGTCGCCCTTGGGCGGTACTCCAATGAACCACTCGGCGGCATGGGCAACGTCGGCCACGCAGACAATATGATGCGTCGGCCGTAATGCCTCGACGATATCGGCAATATATTGCGGCTCGGGATTGCGCGCCGCGTTAAACCATTCACTCCTGACAGTGACCGGGCGAACAAAGGCGATCGGCTTATCTGTCTTGATCGGTGATGGTGGCAATGTCGGCAGATCGAAAAGCGCCGGTTCCAATTTGATGCCAAACGATTGTTCCATACCGTTAATAATAGAAAGCCCCATCTGGAATGCGCGTTGATAGCTGTTGCGGATAGCCTGCATGCGCATTGGTCGCGGCATCCAGACGGCCAGGCTTCTTGCTACGTTCTTATTCTGCGTACGCAGACGCGAATAGCCGCCCGTTGGCCTGACAAATTTGATCGGCAGATCGGCATAGAATTCCGGCCACGAAGTCTCTAGGTAAATTTCCCGCTGGCGGGAAAGCGCATGAATAAACGCGCGTTGATAGATATTATCGCCAAGACCTTGCATGCCGAGGATGTGCAGCCGCTTGTCAGGCGACGCGCGCGATAGCTGTTTCGGCTGGATCGGCGGCAGCAACATGGTCTTCCAATCGCACGATCGGCCAAAGCGTCAGCGCGCTTCCCGGCGAGGCGTTGACACATTCGATATTCAGCTGCGTCAAGTCTTCGGCAGTCTTCGGTAAGTCGGTCTGTTGCCGCCTCCAGCAATCCGCCGTCGGCTTCCATGGATGCGGTGGATGGTGATGGATCTTGCCGTCCGGCCCGGCCTTCTGATCGATACCGAGCAATACAATCTTGGTCACGCCCAGATGTACCGCAAGATTCATCGCCGCCGTGAGCGTGGTGTTCTTCACCATCAGCGTGTGCGTATCAGTGGCAAGGCCCGGCGTGGTCTTGCGGATCATTGCCAGGATCGGCGGCGGACCCGTTGCCGCAGTCGAGCAACTGATGATCTTGCCGCCAAAGTTCATCAGCGCCTTGCGGTGATGCAGGAACCAGCGCATGTCGGCAAATACAACATATTGCGCCCATGGCACCGCAAGATAAGAGCTGTTAATGGCGATGACGTTCCTGTCCTTGATCAGTTCGAGGTTCTGTTCAAGCAATGACGTTCCGCCGCCGACGATATAAGCAACATCGCCTTTCCATAACGGCTCGATGCGCCAGCTCAAACGTTGAGCCTCGCGTAATTCTGGATCATTTCAGTGACGTTTGGCGGCAGAATTGAACTGACCGGAGCAGCAGCACCCTTACCTGCAGACGCATAGCGGAAGCGATTGTAATAATCCCCGTACGTCACGGTCGTATCGCCATGCGTCGTCGAACGGATGGACGGATCGCGATTGCCGCTGAAGTGCTGCCATCGCAAAGTCTCGATACACGCCTGTGACAGCAATACCGGCGCGTCGTCGGGCAAGTCAAAACCACCACTGTATTGCGCAACCACTTCGCCCGACCAATGACTATTGACCGGCGAATAGGCCCATGACCACATGCCCGGCACCAGCCAAAGCAGACCAGCCTCCTTGTCGAGTTCGTAGCCGGCAGGGTCGGCTATGCTGCCGCCGACCGTGATCGAGTTAAGTTCGCTGACCGGAAACTGGCGCAGATTAATCCCGCGTGTCGGATCATAAAACGACAGGCGAAAGCTTTCCGAAACCGTCAGCATGGCGAAATAGCGATCGCACAATTCTCCGATCATCTTGGAAATCGCCGTGATCTTCTCCGCCATAATCGCATCGTCGGCAGTATTGCCGGTGATGCCGAGCGCCGCATTCACCGCATCGACCGTGGTCAGGTCATAGACCGGCGAGGTAGGCTCGATGATGGTGAAAAGGGATTTCCTCATGGCTCATATTTGCCCGTTGGGCCTATGGGACCCGGCGGACCTCGTTCGCCGTCCTTGCCGTTGCTGCCCTTCCTGACGAACAATTGCCATTGCTTCGAGTCGCCCGGCTTGTCTTTTGCCCCCTCTATCATGCAGACCCAACCATTGCCGCCACACGAGACCATGTCGTCGAGATGGAAATCATCGTCATGTTTCCATGGCCCGCGGTAACGCCCGCGTGATGGTCCGACGCCATCCTTGCCGTCTTGGCCCGGCGGACCTGGCGGTCCCGGCTCGCCCTTTTCGCCATGAATGGACAGGCCATCCCTGCCGTCCTTGCCGTCCTTGCCGTCCTTGCCGGGAATGCCAACTTCGCCACGCAAGCCGATGTCGCCGCGATCGCCTTTTTCTCCGCGCGGACCCTGCAGTCCGATTTCGCCGCGGTCGCCTTTTTGCGGCATACGCGCCTCCAGCGCGGCGATGCGCTGATCGAATTGCATTTTAATTGACGCGGTGTGCTCCTTGATGATCTCGGCTATTTCTCGCCCGAGCATATCCTCAAGCTGCAGTTGCATGGCCTAGGCTCCTGCGGATCGCGTCGAGCAAGGCGCGCTGATTGATTGGTGCTGGTGCTGTTGGATTCGGCATTGGCGCCGGGGCAGCCGGCAAGGCCGGCGCATTGGCGCGGTTGGCCAATGCCTGCAAGGTAAACATCTGCTGTTGCGCCATTGGCGATTCGCCGCCGGTCACATCGACATATCCGAGCACTCTACGCGCTTCATTGGGCGATAGGATGCCCTTGCTCACGGCCTCGGCCAACACCGTGATCTGCGTCTGCGAGTCCATGCGGAATAGGCCGGTAAGATCGAATTCGGCGCGATAACCGGCACCGATCAAGCCAAGGCCTTCCGACAAGATCAGTTCGATGTGCTCGATTAGAGACTGCAGACATTGCTTGTAATATTGCAGATCAAGCAGTTCAGCGTTTTGATAATTTGGCGGATCTTTCGCCCCTACCATGAACGCCGGGATGCCGAATGCCGTGCAGATCGTTTCGTTGTTGTGCTTGAGCTGCTCGATCAATTGGCTATCGACGGCGTTCTGTTGCAGTGGATTCCAGGTCAGCCCGCTACCCAGAATCGCCACCTTGCCCTGATTGATGCCGGTGTAATTGTTGTGCCAGTTGTTCTCCAACCGTGCTGCAGTGGCCTCATCGATGTTGCCGGGCGCCGTCAGAATGCCGGACGGTCGCGCCGCATTGCCGAAAAACATTGCGGAAAACTGTTCAATCGACAGTCCGCGCGCCGCAGGCGCGGCCGTAGAATAAAGCGGCGACATGCCGACCATCTTGTGAAACAGGCAATTGATGCGGTCGTGCATGATCTCGCTGGCCGGAATCACGACATGTTCATCGGTAATACCAGCCAGGTGATCGGTGTTGAGATCATAGAATAACGATCCGTCCAATGCCTCCATAGGCTTGACGCGATTCGGATCGAGCACGTGCAGCGCGCTGACGACGTTGCGATTATCACGTTCCTTGAGAACGTAAGCGTTGCCGGCACGCAGCTTGGAGATCATCCAGCTTTCAAAGAATTGAATGCGGGTCTGATAGCGATTTGGCTTATTGAGGACGGTCGAGAAAGCGCTTGCCGTTGTCTCCTGCCAAACCTGATCGACCGGCTGCATCAGCTTGAGCCGCATCTTGGCGATATCGGCTGAAATCATGGCAACGCAACGATACAACGTCGCGTTCTGCAGCGGATTCTCCATGCTCAACGGCTGATTGCGCTGCCATGCCCCAGCAAATGGCTCGCGCACGATCGGCCACCAGCCGCGGTCATAGATGTTGGTCGGCAGCAAGGGCGACTGCTTACGCACGGAAACTTCGAAGCCGAGGATCTTCATCCTTTCTCGGCCTCGAGTTTGCGGTGCCGATAGCGTTGTTTCCTTTGCTTCGGCACCGCATCATCACTCTCCGCAGCCAGTTTGGCCGCGGACAATACCATGCGATGCGCGTCTGAAAGCGGCTCGAATATTTCACCAGCCGCAAGTTTGCGGGAGTTGTATTCGAACGACTTCAACGCGCGCATCATCATCCGGTCACCGCGCCACCATAAGCCGCATTGGTGAGATAAAACACGCCTTTATCCCGACCACGCAGCCATGTGATGTAGCGCTCGGCACGCACAAACACCAAGTTGTTCTGGAATGCCGAGACCAGGTGGTAGTTGCCGGCCGCTGGCGCCGAATCCAGTTCGACCGAGGCCTCGCGCGACACATCGATCTGCAATCCGCCCTCATCCGCCACAAACACCGACGGTGGATGAATTGCGGTGACTTGCCCGGCCGGCGAGTTGTTCGAGGTCAGCACCGTGATGCCGAGAATATTGCCGCCATTGCCGTTGACATTCGGGAACGCCACCACGCCCAACGTTGTCAGCATGGTGCCGATCGATGTCGCCAGCACCGGCTGCATGATCAGCGTCAGGTTATCGGTCGGAATATTATACTCCTGGAAGTGGAACAGGATTTGTCGGATATCATGGATCACCGCCGTTATATCGGTGCCGGAAGCTGCATCGGAATCGGCACCATTGGTGATCGAAGCCGGCGACACGTTGGTCACCGCGGTAACCGTCGGCTTGATGAACTGCTCATCAAGGAACTTGGCGATGCCCTTGGCGAGATTGTCGCGCACCAGCATTTCAACCGATGGGCTTGAGAACCTTGCCAGCTCATCAGTCACGCCCATGATGCACGCCGTTTTGGCAAACGTCAGCGTGACCGTATCGAACGTTCCGGCGGCGACTGGTTTTGACGCCCCTTCCCCGACCCACTGTGCCGTAATAACCGAATTCTCACGCGGGATACGCGAGTTAAATGGGACCCGCGTCAGCCCGGGAATGCGGCCGAGATAGGTCTGCGGCACCAAGAATTCGAGGAATTCACTGGCGAGGTTCTGCGCATAGACCAAATTGCCCGCCCATGTTGCCGATGTAACCGTGCCGGTGGCCACCGCCGCCTTGATGTCCATTTCGATCTGCGGCCACTGCCCGCAGTATTGCCGCGCCACGGCAATGACATCGCGGTGATAGACGTCAGCATGCAGTTGACAGGCCAGCCGCTTGATCAGGCCGAGGCCAGGTGGCAGCGTCGGTGCCTTCACTTGGATCGACTGCGAATGCATCTCGATGCCATCGCCGTTCGATACCGGCTTTGCCGTGCTTATCAATTCCTTCTCGATCAGCCGGCAATCAGTCAGCTCGCGATCAACCGACTTGATGACGGCCGAGTGTTCGTCAAACGCATTCTGTTCGGCCTCGTCCTTGGTGCGGTCTTCTTCAACGATCTTACTTTGAATTGCGTCGCGCGCGGCCATTTCGGCGGCGCGTTTTGCCTCGAGGTCTTTCATCCTCTCGGCATTGGTTTTCGTGGCCATCGTCTTGGCCTCCAATTTGATGGAACGGGATGCCGCGACGGCGACGGATTTGTCGGAATGGCCTGACGAGGCCGGGGTCACTTGCGTATCGCCGGACGCGGCGCGCAAGTTATGATAGATGGCGCGAATGGTGTGGATGGATGCTTCAACGTTGGCGGGAATCGTGACCGCGGATAGCTCGAGAATTTCATACTCATCGTATTGAATCCCGCCGCCCTTAAGCATCGTGACCTTGTCGGCGGCGGCTTGGAATCCAATTGACACCGCGCGCACCAATCCCAATTTGATTGATTGCCACGCCTCGTCGAGCCGGTCTTTTAATTTTCCCGGCTCGACCGATTTGGCGATCTTGGCGCGGAATGGAATGCCGTCGTCACGCGCCTCGGCCCACACCACATGCCCGATCGGCTCGCCGGATTTGTGCTGCCAGAGCATTGGCATGGGCAGGCTGAATCTTGCGCCGCGCGGCTTCACAACATCTCCAACACGATCGACCGTCGGCGTCGAGGCAACGCCCTCGATGATGCGCTGATCGTCATCAAACGATTTGATGTCGAGCACCGCATAGGCGCGGTTGAGTTTCATGATTTCACCTTTAGGAATTTCAGCTGACGAAGAACATCTGGAAAGCCGGCGCCTCTGTCGGCCTGTCGCTCATGACCATGGCCGCATCGAACAGCGCCATGGCGCAGTCAATCTTGGCATCGCCGGCGTTCTGCTTGGTGGCCCTGATAGCGGTAGCCGTCGGTTCGATTTTGACATTGCCGACGCACCACGACATCAACGATGATCCGCTATGCCAGAGCGTGCCGTTGGCTAATTTGCGCTCGGTGCCCTTGATCGCATTCATCATGCGATAGCCCTGCGGCGCACCGATCAGATTTTTGTCGGCAACGGAGACTCCGATTCTTCCGAGCGCGTCCACGAATTCACCGAGGCCAGCAGGGTCAACAGCGACAGCCGCCAGAAGATTTCTTCGCTTGATGTCGGAAATGATCTCAATGATGGCGGTGATGTCATCCAGTTCGTCTTTGACAATTGTCAATTCCCCACTAGTTTGGAAATCCTGCAGCGTTGCCGCGATGGTTTGCCTTCGCTGCAGGACGCTCTCGTGACACCAAGCATGCGACCAAGCCAGCCAATGTTTGGTCT